CGAACGCCACGCGGCGTCGAAGGGGTACAGGTTCTGCTGGCCGTTCCACAGGCCCACGCGTCCCGTGCGGGTCATGCGCACGTCCAAGCCGTTGACCTGCACCACGGCTGCGGGCGATGCGGGGCCGGCGTACGCCCCTCTATCAGAGAAGCGGAACGCGCTGCCACCCGGCAGCCCCGTCGCTACCGCGGTCCAGATCCGGTTCTTCTTGTACACGGTGAACGCGAGGAACCCGCTCGGGCTGATGGCCACCACAGGGTCAGGTGTCTCACCGAGGGACTTGTGGTTCAGCGCTGGCGTCGAGAACAACCCCGCGGGTGAACTGACATCCTCGGTCCACGACACGTCGTACGGCGGCGTGATCCCGACGAAGCGGTCGGCCACGGCGATCACATCGGTCCAGCGCGGCGGGATGCTGAACCGCGTCTGGCTCGCCTCGGGCAGCGCCATGTCCCACAGCACCGCATCGTCCACCCCGTTGACGAACACGGTGTAGATGGTGGGCGGCGTGCCGGCTTGGATCTGCGCGAAGCGCCCGATGTAGTGCGTCGACAGCTTCTTCTTCGCCGAGCCCTGCACCATGTCCGCCTGGAACGCGTCGCCCTGGAACACGTCGCCTGCGGTGGGCATGACGTTGATCCACGACAGCGTCGTCGGGTCCAGGTAGAACAGGCCCTGCTGCGTGGCGACGATCATGAGGGCCTCGACGAGCTGGGTCTGGAACGCGTCGTTCTGAAACGCATCCGCTTGGAACGCAGGACCGAACACGACGGGGGACCACAGCCCCGCAGTCGGGCGCGCGAGCAGATCGTTCGGCGCGTACTGTTGCGGCCCGGGACGCGTGACGAGCTGGCCGTCGCGCGGCACCATGTTGGCTGAGTCCCACAGCCCATCCGACGGCACCTCATAGATGGACACATCGCGGACGACGCCGGCATACGGCACGGTCCAGAACCCGACGATCTTGTCGGATGTAACGCTATGAGGCACCGCGGCCCATCCCTGCGCGCAGCATGGCGTCGAGCAGACTCTCGATACGTGTCAACCGCTCACTGAGGCTGGTCAGCGTGGCGCTGATGGTCCCCTCGATCTTGGTGACACGCTCGCTAACGAGTTGTGTCTGCGAAATGATGTTGGCGTGGATGATGTGCGCGTCCCGTTCAGCGACCTCGAGACGACGCTCCACTTCTTCAATACGCCGGTCGTACGCCCGCTTGAGCATGCGCATGAGCATGACCAAGAGCGCGACGACCCCGTTGATGGCCCACTGCAGGAGCGTGGCGGGCGTGAGGTCGTTCATCGGTCAATTTGATCCAACCCTGTGATCGCCCCCATGTCGAGCAGCGCCGGAGCCATGGACTGCGGCGGGCGCGTGCCTGCCTTCCGTGTACCGACCTGGGTACCACCAATGAACTCGCGAGCGCCACCACCCCCAATGGACAAGCCCGGCAGCTTGACGGGCTGGTCCCCCGCGTACGGGGTGCCACGCCCTGCGGCCTTGATGGCGTTGGGGAACAGTTCCTTGGTGAACCCGGGCGATAGCATGATCGCCTCGGAGAACTTGTTCTGGTCGATAGTGGTGCCCTTCGTGGTCCCACCCGGCACGAAGATCTGCGGGTTCTGCTTCAGGAAGTTCACCACGGTCACCGCCTGCATGTACTGCTTCATCGCCTTTTCATGCCCGGCGATGGCGTCGGGACTGGAGACGGCACGCCGCGACACCGCAGCGTTGAACTGATCCGTGAGCTGCTGCAGCCTGGACTCCGCTTCCTGTGCCTGCAGGGGCTCGCCCTTCTTGATGGCAGCCTCACGGATGATGCGCGTGTCCGACTTGAGTTGCTTGAGCGCCTTGATCGCTTCGTCGAACGTGGGCATCTGCGGCTCCCCACGGCCCGTGTGCCCTGGATAGTTCGCAAGCGGTACGGTCGTCGGCTTGGCCAACGATGGAATGTCGAGCAGCGCGCCGCTGCCTCCTACAGCGTTGCGCAGGCGCGCCTCGGCGGCTTCCAGGACTTCGCTGGCCACCTTCATGATCTGACCACCGCCACGCTTGCGCGAGTCGGCGAGCATCTCACCTTTGCCACCCTCACCGAGCATGCGGCGCGGCGGGACATTCATGTCCCGTGCGAGCTGACGAGTGAACTCGTCGAGCGTCATTTCACCCGTCTTGAACTTCTGTACCGTCTGAGCCCAGTTCACAAGTCCCTTGGTTGCCGCACCAAGTGTCTCGCCAACAGCGGCGCCACCCAGCCCTGTAACAGCTCCTGACGCAGCCCCGCGGCCTTCGAGTTCAGAGCCCGCAGCGCCTCCGGCCGTACCCGCAGCGAGACGGGCCGCGACACCTTTCGCCCCAGGTACAGGGGCCACGAGTCCGATGGCTGCGTCGGCTCCGGCCTGTGTCAGCGACCCAGGCACGAGGTCCGCGAGCTTGCCCGACACGGGGCCACCCATGACCTTGAAGTCTGGATTGGGCGAGCCGCCAAAGCGGTCCACCGCCTCCGCACCTTTGCGCACGGCTTCCAGACCCTTCTTGGCGACGCGTCCGACCTTCTCCGTCAGTGACGGATTGTCGGTGCCGCCGAACGCTGGGCCGTCATCCCACGTCAGAGTGCCCATCAGCGAACGATCTCCAATCCAGCAGGCGGCTGCTCTCCGGGTCTGGAGGGTACGAATGTGCCCATCTTTCCTGTCTGCGGGTCCTTCACGCGGATCGGGACGGGAACGCCGGTCTCCATCATGCGCGCCTTGATCCGTGCGTCCATCTCGCTTGGGTCAACGTAGGCGCGGCCCGTCTTGACGAGTTCAAGGGTGACATCCCGCTTGATCGTGGTGAACGCTTTGAAGCTCTGCAGCTTCGCTTGGATCTCTGCGGCACCGCCAGCCTCACGCCCGGTCGGCGTGAACTGCGACACGACGCTGTACTCGAACGGCGTCAACTGCTTGCCCGCGACCGTGAACGCCTCGGACTGCATCCGTCCCATCAGGGTCTTGAACTGCAGGAAGCGCTGGTCTGCACCCTTGCCCAGCAAGCCCGTCACAATGTTCTTCGCCTCGGCGAGCGGGCGGTTCACCAAGCCCGAATACTTCTGCATCTCTTCGGGCGAGAACTGCGAGAGCTGATCCACCGCAGACAGGATGTTGTTGTACGCGACGACTTCCTTCTGCTGGCCTTCACCCATCGGACGCTCGCCTTGCACCGCGGCTTCGCGCGTGCCCGCCATGCCGGCCTTGGTCTGCGAGAAGAAGTCGATGCGCTGCGGGCCCTTCAAGCCACGACGATCCGCCTCTTGGATGATCTCGCGGTCGATACTCGGCGCGTACTCTCGAGCGCCGACGTACTCCTTCGACACCATCTGCCCAGTCATGGGGTTCATGCCGACGATGTAGCGCCCATCGGCCTCGTCGACGACGTTGAAGTGCAGCCCCTGCTTCTTGCCCTGCAGAATGGTGGCGAGCTTCATCGCTTCCTTCTGCCCGAGCCCAGGCTGCTTCAGCGCCTTGGCGTCACCTTGCAGGGCGAGCGTGAGGGCTTCAAGGAACGCAGGCGTCGCCTGTCCCTCGTCCGTCGCGTCCACGACCTTCGTGGGCCGTCCCTCGGCGTCGAGCTGGTCGACGTTGTACATGTTGCTACCAACAGTCTTGAAGCGGTCGCGCTGGTCGCGCGGCGTCAGCCCCTTACGCAGAGAGTCCGACAGCAGTCCGTAGTCCGACACGAACTGTTCGTCCTGCATCGCCGCTTCCAGGGACCCGTACTTCTTCAGCCCCATCGCCACGCGGCCCGCGGCCTGTCGCTCATTGATCTGCGTGACGAGTCCCTCGAACCGCTTAATCATGTCGGGCATCGCCTTCGCGGCCCGCGGGCTCGACGCGAGGAACTGCTCCATCATCCCCTGCGCCTGCTGCAGCTTCCCCGCCGACGCGAGTTGCGACGCCTTACTGAAGACCTGCAGCCCTTGGACGGTGGCCTGCTGATCGAGGTTGCGCTCCTGCATGTTCGCCAGATGCATGAGGAACTGCGGGCCCTGCCCCACCATGCCGAACCCGCCCGCGGCAATAGCCTTGAGGATGTTCTGCGTGACGGGATGGCCGATGAACGAGTCGAACTTCGACGGCTTCGGCTGTTCCGTGTCCTCGATCAGCGGCGGCTCACCCTGCGGCTCACGCATGAGACTGGGCGGCATCTGCTGCTGCACCATGGGCTGCGGAGGCGGCGGCGCCTGTGCCGGCGTATCGTCGGGCTTCATCCCCAGGCGCTCCTCTGGGGTGAGGGGAATCCAGTTCAGCGACGCCGTGCTCTCACGGTCGCCGGGTGGATCAGGTGTGTAGTGAGGGTTCTGCTGCTGCGCCGTCATCTCCTCGTAGGTCATCAGACGCGACGGCGTCGTCACGGCCGATCCCCACTGGAGCGACGGTTGTACTTCGCGCCACGCTGGAGGATGTCTCCCATGGACATGACGCCACCAGGCATCGCGGGCGACTGGCTTGGTGCCGCAGGCCCCTGGCTCCACGGCATGCTCATCGCGCCGATGGGTGCCATGCCACGGTCGCCGATGCCCTGTTGGCCACCAATGGACCTAAGCCCGGCACCGAGCTTCTGCATGTCCATGCCACCCGCGGGCGCCGCCGGCATCGACCCGGAGCCACCCATCCCGCCGTCGCTGTACGAGCCGCCGCCGCCCATGCCCCCGCCCATCGGAGCCTCGCCGCCGCCACCGCCGAACAGACTGCTCACGCGGGGATCACCCTTTCAAGGACCCACTGTGCCGCACGTCGTACCACGGGATACTGCCGAGCCAAGCGTGCAACCCGCCGCCCGACCGCAAGGTAGACAAACCGAACGACGCGCGCACGCCGACTCGGGTCAAAGTTCACGTACCGCCACGCATGCCAGAACCGCGGGTCGTGCTGACCGTACACGGCTTCAGCCACCCAGCAGGCACCCATGAACGCGCCCGCGATGCTGGCGACAGCCTGCACACCTTTCATGGCGGTGCTGAACGCGGACGGGTAGTAGTTCTGCGACGAACGTGTGCTGTACGAGCCCGCACCTGTGGCCTGCGGAGGTAGCCCGTACGCCGACAGCAGCAACTGTTCGGGCTTCGTCGTGCTGGCTAGATCCGCAAGACGCGGCGCTTCCGCAGCGGACAGCGCGGTCTGCAGGTTCGCGAGGCGGCGATCTCGTAGCTGGCCACCAAGCCCCAGTTCACTGCTCGCGAGCCCGCGTGTGGCTCCAAGGGAATCGCTGAGGATGGGCAGCGCCATACGCGTGCCTTCCTGCGCGAGAGCCTCGGCGCCTGCGCCGCTGCGTCCCATGCCGCCCGCGTTGAGCGCCGACGTGATCGCTGGACCCGAGATCTGGTTGACGTACTGGTTCGCCGCCGCCAGATTCCGCGACGGGTCAATGGTGCTCTCTTGGCGGTTCAGCCCCTGCTGTTCGAGCGGGTCCACAGGATTCTGGTTGGCCATCCTCTCGATGCTCGACAGGTAACCACGCTCTGTCGCGCTGGGGGTCTCCAGGGCATTGGGGGACAGGAGTCGGCGCATCGCTGCCTCGTTGGCGATAGCACCGTTGCCGCCTGCGCCCGTGGCACCAGTCAGAAACCGTAGCTGTCCCGGCTGCAGGTAGTTTGCTGCGCTACCAGCCAACCCCGCGGTGGCGGTCCCGAGAAGCTGCTGGCGCTGGTAGTTGGTCATGTTCAACCATGGATCTCCACCAGCTTCCTGACGCGTCGTCCCTGCCGTCCGCTCTGTCGTGCTCAGGCGACCTCAGCCCCTTCCGCTTCCTGTGTAGGAATCTCGCGTCCGAGCATCTTACGGACGACGGTGAATCCGTGCTTCTTCTCCCACGCCGCATCGCTGCGGTGCGTGCCGAACAGCAGGCGGGTGGCACCGAACTGGCGGCCCCAGTCCGTGGCCAAGTCGATGGCACGCTTGACGGCATCCCCGGCATCCACCTTGGGGTCCAAACGGCACTGCTGGATGAACACCCAGCGGTCGCCACCCAGCTCCTCCACCGTCGCAATCGCGTGGCCGACCATCTTGCCCTTGGCGCAGAACGCCACGGCAGCCACGGTCGGGTCCTTCCCGATGAGGCGACGGCCGATCATCTCCGCCAGCGAGTCGCCTTTCACTTCAAACTTTAGACCGTTCCCGTAATCCCGTATGCGCTGTAGCAGCAACGGGAATAGGAGCCCGGTCGTATCATCGTACGGGTCCACGGGGACGAGGGCCACGTTCACGCCACCGCCCCTGCGCGCTGCTGGTCGACGTGCTTCGTGATCGAGTCGAGGCCGGGGTGCGGCTGGTACGGGTTGCCACCGTTCTCCGCGTCCATCTGGTCCGCGGCGGAGTCCTGCGCGTCCTGCCCCGCGGCGATCTGCAGCGTCATCTCGCCGGGCTTGGGCATGCGCTTGCCGTTCAGGAGCTGAAAGATCTCGTGCACCACCAAGCGGGAGTCATGGTCCAACTTCTGCATCCGCTGATGGGCGGCGATGATGCGCAGGTTCTGCTGGTGCAGCCTGTGATCGAGGCACTTCCCCGCGACCTCCAGACGGTTCGCCAGCTCGGCTTCGTGCTTGGCGATGACTTCGACCTGGAAGGTCTCCCCCTCGGCGGTGACGCGCGAGACAACAGCCTTATAAGACATGCGTTCCTCCTGCCCTCAGTCTAGGCCCGAATCTGGCTATGCGGCAACATCCCGCCCATCGACATGTCGAACGTCGCTGGGTCCACTTCCATGAGCCTGTTGCCGGCGCCGATGACGAAGGCGCGGTCCTGGTGCAGGCGGGCCTCCTCTTGGCCAGCGCGGTACTCCATCTCCTGCAGGGCCCGCCCCACGTCCTCGGTGACGGTCATGGCCCCGGGGCCGTACGACCGGGGGCCGAGGGTGTAGCGCTGACGCAGGTGGACGACCATGCGCGGCACGGGCTCCGGGGGCCTGCGCTTGGCCTTGCGCTGGCGCGGTTCGCCCTTCCAGTTCACCTGTTTGGACAAGCGCGTCGCCTTCGCTTTCTTGGCCGCGGCTTGGCGGACGGGCTTCATGAGACGGGCGCGGGCGGCGGCGAGGGGTTTGACGACCTTGGGGGCGGCTTCGACGTTGGTGAGAACGACCTTCTCTTTCATATCACTCCCCTAGAGAAAGATGTGGGGCGCCCGGTGGCGATGAGATCCACCAGAGCGCCCCGATACCTCTGGCACTCCGAGACATGCCCACGACGGTTTAACCCGTCGGGAGGTTCGCGGAATAGGCCGAGTTGGCCTCCAGCCGGACGAAGTAGAGGTTGTCGATGATGAACGACTTCCACATGACCTTCGAGCCGACCTTACGACCCTGAGCGAGCGGGTTGCTGTAGGACGCCCCAGCAGGCGTGATATACGACTGCAGGGACATACCGTCCAGCTCCACTCGACCGAACCCGTCCTTACCAAACACCCACCCGAAGAACACTTCCTTGGCCGCAGCCGGAGCGCTCGGCGCCACCGCCTCAGTACCCGCGGGCTCCGTCGTCCGGGTGGACGAGGTGGCCGTGGTCTGATTCGACAGGACCTTGAACAGGCTGCCCGAGCCGCCCGCCGCCGTCATGTACACGTCGTACACGTAGTTGACGACAGAGGCTGCGGGGACATCGACCGTGAAAGAGTTCGAGCCAGCACCAGACGCGAGGTTGGCCGAAGCCTGCGAGATATGTCGCTCATACCCCGTGAGCTTGTCCTTCCACACGACCTGGAACTTGAAGTTGGCGTTGGTAATGCTGCCACCCGAGCCGATGTAGTTGATCTGCGCGGCGAGCGTGCCGGCATCCAACGTCCCCGACTCAGCACTGGCCGACGGCGCCGCCTGCCCCTTGTAGATGGGGAGGAAATTCCCGCGCACCCAGCGCACCCCCTGCCACACACCGATCTCACCAAAGTCCAGCCTGCGGACGTTGGCGAAGTTCGACGCGGCCTGGAACACACTGTCTGACGCGATAATGTCCGACTCCACCTGCGGAGGAATGACACCACCGTATAGACCAGCCTCGAAATCCTCTGCTCCGTTTGCACGCAGCAGCGTGGTCATCGCCAGCGCATCGGCCGTCGCGAATTTCTTCGTGCCGTCCAAGCCCGCGCGAGTCGTCGCGGCAGCGCCGTAGCGCACCTGCGTCCCAGCCAACAGCACCTGCGCCATCTCACGCTCCAGCATCTCAGCCATCGCCATCGCAGTCCGAGAGACCGCGATCTGAAGGGCCGGATGATCGGTCGTGATGAGCGCCACGTCTGTCAGCAGAACGACGATACCCCACTGCTCCACCGTGACATCCACGTTTTCGAGCGACAGCGCGACCGCATCCGGAGGCGATCCTTCCGTGAGCGTCGCCACAGGAAGCGCCACCCGCTTGTACCGAATGATCCGCAGCGTCTTGCCCATCCGCTGCGCTAGGTTATAGCGCTTCGCGAATTGACCGAGCTGAAGACGACGTTCGGCGAGCCGATAGGTCTCCCGGGCGATCTGGACGTTTGGAGCATCCGTCGAAATCGCACTGAAATTTGTTACTGCATCCGCCATGTCTCGTTGCACCTCACTTTCTTGCTCATCAAGTCATGCGCTGTCTGCCGCGCGAGAACCGTCCGCTCACCGCCAGCCCACAGCGCGGGGCCAGCTCGTGACGATCCTCGGGCCGCCACCGCTGGCGCATCGAGCAGATGCGGAGCGGCGACGAAGTCAGTGTCTACCGTGGTAGACGTATGTGTCTAGATCCGTGGGGGCCAGTTCCACTGGCACGGCCCATCGCCCTGCGTGACGTTGTGGTTGAAGAACAGTCCGCCGTAGACGCTCATGATGAACAGTTCAACGGTACCGTCCTCGTTCACGCGTTGTACAACTGCCGGAGACTGCTTAGGCGGAAACTTCCCGTCCGCGCTACCGGGGTGGTTGTAGACGACGATGCGACCGATGCTGGGCTGCATCAGAAGGTCTTGCCCTTCAGCGCCAGCGCGAGCTGCTCGTCGGACATCGTATTGAAGTCCTGATTGATCCCGTTCGCTACGCCGGGGCTGTAGCCGCCTGCGGTGGCGGCAGCAGCGACGCGGTCGCGCTCAGCCTGCTCACGCTTGTCCGCTTCCTTGCGGTACGTGTCGAAGTTCTTGCCCATCTCCCAGGCCAGCACGTCCTCCCGCACGAACGGCGTCCCAGCTTCCAGCAGGCGACCAAACGCCTGCTCGACCTTCTGCGCCAACTCCGGTGACAGGTCGGGATGGGCGGCACGGAAGCGCGCCAGATCCTCCGCGGACTGCGCCCTGATGGTGGCCTGCGCGACCTGCTCCTGCAGCGGTTTCACAGCACGCTGCACGTAGGGGTCCACCAACGTGCCCATGGGGTCATCCGCGGCGGGGGCTGCAGGTGCGGGCTTGATCGCTCCGTACGGATACGACACGGCAGGCTGCGCGGGCTGCGGCACGCGGGCATCCAGCATGGCGCCGATCTTGCCTTCCAACTCGCCCATGAACGCCGTCGCGTCGAACGCGGGAACGGCGCCTGTGGAACCTTCAACCTTCTCTTCGGCCATGGTCACTCTCCCTTGGGTGCTGCAGGAACGGGCGGAAATGTCACCGCCGCTTTCTCCGTGGTGGTACCGTTCGTCGCACGCTGGCCGAACCAGAAGCCAATGACCATCGTCACGACGGTGAAGAATTGCTCACCCCCGATGCGCCCGATGAAGAACCCGTACAGCAGCCCTCCGACGAGGGCCACGGTGACGAGGGGACGGGTCAGCGAGTTCAGTGCTTCGATCATGGGGCGATGTACCCCGTCACCACCGCGGTGGTCGTATTCGTGGCCACGCCCAGCAAGCACAACGCATGGCCCGTAGTCGCACGGAGCGGGGGGTCAAAGCGCAGGAGCGCAGGCGTCGCCGTGTTCGCGGGTGCGGAGAAGCGGGCGGTGGTCGACGCCAGCACCGCGGTCGTCCCCGTACCGCAGTTGGTGCCGGTCCCAGACGAGATGGTAAACGTCCCACCCGTCGTCGTGGTCGACTGCGCCACGATGGACGAGATGTAGTACGCCGGGGTCTGACCCAGGTTCGCTGCCAGTACCGCGCACCCAGTCATTTCGGTGAGCGTCGCAGCGATGTTGTCGACGGTACAGGTAAAGCGCGTGCCAGTGCGCTTCCACGCCTCCTGCGACTCCACCGGCAAGGCGAACGTGAGACACAGAACGAGGGCGAGCAGGAGGCGGCGCATCACTTGCCACGCTCCAGCAGGTACTCGAACCCGTCGCCACAATCCGACCGGATGGTGCCGGCGTACGGACCCGCGGCAATGATCGTCTCGCCCTTGCCCACGCACTTGATGTGCAGGGGCGCCGTCAGCAGCGTCTCCGCTTCCTTGGCGCTACAGCCGGTCAGCAATAGCAGCGCGACAGCCACTCCGAGGTTGAGCTTCATGAGTCCCTTCCCCTTCTTCTCAGTGTCAGCGGGCGCCTTGGCCATGGGCATGATGGCCGCGGGCTTCGACGGCTTGAACGCCATCGGCTTCTTGCCGCGCTTGAGCCCCAGACGCATGCCCTTGCGTGCCATCAGGCGATGAGACCCTGGCTCCGCAGCGTGTTCAGCGTTCCGTTCAGCGCCGTAATCATCGCGTCGCGGTTGCCCGAGGTGTCGTAGGCGCCACCCGTCGCTCCGGTGCCACCTGCAGGGGCGTTGGTGATCGCTGGCACGACGACGCCGCGCTTGCCGATCTCCACGAACGCGGTCCCGCGGTCCTCCGTGATGATGAACACCTGCTTGCTGCTGGTCTTGTACCAGAGGTCCCCCTGCACCGAGTCGGTTGGCGCCGACTCCTGCACAAACGTCCTAGTCCACATCCCCATTACTCGTCACGCTCCCGCCCGTGTCCCGGGCATCCAAATTGTGCTACGCACCGCAGAAACGGAGCCTCCACAGGGTCGGTGCCATCCGTGGATTTGGCCGACGCCTTGAGCACGTCAAGCACCACAGGGAGGACGCCCTCCTGTGCTTCGTATCCCATCGCTACTCGGCCGACACCGGGCCGCTCGACCCGCGACCGTCGCCGGTCTTGTCGCCCGCGCCACCTGTCACGGTGTAGGCTTCGCCACCCTCTTTGCTGGGCGAGATACCACGCCCCACGTAGGGGTCACTGCCCTTGGAAGCGCTGCCGCCCCCCGTGCATTCGTCGTACTCGCTGGTGCCCTTGTCGGCACCGTCGGCCGGAGCTGAACTCGGCATTACTGTGTGCCCTCCTCTTTCATGGTGACCGTCATGGCTGCTGGGAGGTTCAGGCACTTCACGAGGCGCTTGGCCTCGCCCTGAGCCCGGTACAGCATCGGTCCCTCTAGATCATCCATCGCGGCCCGCACCTGTTGCAACTGCCCCTCCAGGTACCGGCGCATCTCGGGCCACGAGATCATCCCATCAAAGTCGCTGTCCACGCGTCCCCTCCCGAGAGGATGTGATACGCCACGGAGTCGCAGACGTTCTGCAGCTTGTTGTAGTGCCGGTAGTCCATCCAGCAGATGAGGGTCATCCAGCGGTCCCACATCTGATCGACCGTCTCTGGCAGGCGGCTGCGCAGGACATCGGCCATCATACGGTCATCGCCCCCGAGGGCCCTGCCGTCGCCCCCTGCGACAGGGACCGGCCCACAGACGTTTCGGCCTGCTCACCCGACGTGGGCACGGACATGGGGCCACCGCCCGCACTTGGAGCCTGGGACCCCGTCGCTTGGGCAATCTGCTGCAGCATTTGGAGCTGCATCATCTGCTGCTCTTTGGGCGTCTGCTTGCGGATGATCGAATCGGCGCCACGCTCGCCCAGGCCGTCGCGCCAGACGCGCTTGAGGATGGCGAGCCAGTCGATCGTGTGGCCCGAGCGGTCCAAGGCCGGCTGCAGGACGGGCAGGCCCTTGATGAGCATGCCCGCCGCCGCCATGAGCCGCTGCGCCCGTACCTGATAGTCCTGCGCCTGCTGCGCGCCGACCCACGCGAACTCCCAGTCCCCGATCAGCGTCTGCTTGGGCACCTTCATCAGTTGCATGCCTTGGGTGCCGGGGATCGGTGTTACCTGGTTGGCGGGCATGAACGCGGCGGCGATGCGGTACAGGTCGCCGAGGTTCGGCGTAAGGACCTCGTCCTCGATGAGCCGAGCCGCATCGCGGATGTCGGCCAGAGACAGGTTGAGCAGAGAGCTAACAGCGAAGCCAGCGCGAGGCATCCCGCGGGTGGGCTGCCCTTCAGCCAATGGATTGCTGCCAGAGAAGCTGTCAATAAAGCCAAGGAACATGTTAACGCCCATGATCCCGCTCTTGGTAGTGTCGGGCACGTCGAGGACTTTGGCGCCGTTGGGGTCCATGAACCACCGCGCGCGCGGCTTGAACACGATGGAGTTCGGGCGCGAGACCACATTGGGGTCAACCGCCACGGGCGGTGAGATAGCAACAGCTTGTCCCTCCATCGTCATGTTCACTTGGTCGTTCAGGGCGATCTGCATGGGCTCCAAGTCATCCATCATGCCCACCACGAACTGCTCGCCGGGGAGGCTGTTGGACTGCGCCCAGCGGTATGGGTGCGTGCCGAAGGGCGACACCTGATCGCGCACGATGCGCACGCCACCCTCGTAGTTCCACACGTACCACTCCATGCGCCACTGGCCCTTCTCACGCGTCCACAGCTCCGTCAGCTCCACGAACCTGACGGGCGGCTTGACCTTGTCGCCGTCTTCGGCGCGGCCCGACTGCGTTGCGGACGGCTCAACCATGGTCTTGCGGGCCAAGCGAGCGGTATACGACGAGGGCCACGTCGGGCTCGTCAGCTTCTGCGGATCGAGCGGCTCGACCTTGGCCGCAGGATTCGACGAGATCTCCTCGTACGACGTGTACGGCATGAACACATCCTCGAAGCACATCGTCGTCTCGTTCAGGTCGTTCATCGTCTCGGGCCACGCGTAGAAGCAGAACGGATCGACGGCACGCAGGGTGGGCCACACAACGGGACGCTCCCCGGGGCCCATGGACTCCATACGCACGCCGAACTTCGAGATGCACCGTCCGTACAGGTAGAACGTGCGGCCGAGTTGGCGCAGGAGGCTGCCCATGCGGATCTTCTTCGTCGTCAGGAACAAGAGGTACCGCCACACGGCTTCGGCCTTGACGCCGGCCTGCTCGCCGTACTCGTCCATCGGGTAGACCTCGAAGAACGCGTTACTGGGCGTCAGCATCTCCACCAGCCGCGTCACGGCGCGGTTCAGAGCCCTACGCGCGGCGGGGATGTAATGGTTGAACACGGGGGAGATGTACTGCTGCCGCGTCGGCTGCGCTAGGAAGGCGGCATGGAAGCGAAGCCACGCCTCGTGGATGGGCAGGGCCCGCGAGCGCACGTCGATAATCATGGACTCGTAGACCTGGATGCGCTCCTGCTGCGCCTTCGGCTGGTCCTGTGCTGCACTCGTTACAGGCCGTTGCGGATCGCTAGCCAATGTGATCTCCCGTCATTCGCCCATCCATGCCGTACTCAGTGTAGGGGCCGTCGGGCGCATGTTTCCAGCCTCCTCCAGGTCCCGGATGAAGGCGGGGTCCCGGGCCGCCATGCGGTAGGCCAGCTCCCCAAAGTACCGGACGGTGTCGCCGATGTTGTCGTAGTACAGGTCTTTCTGCGGCTTCTCATCGGACGGACGGGCCTTGCCGGGCGACAGGCGGGCGTAGTGGTACCCCCCGGCGAACATGTCGATCGTGTCGCGGCAGCGTCGATGGACGAGGTACGTGGGGAAGCCACAGCCGCAGATGGGCTTCCGTAGGACTTCGCGGACGAGGTCCAACCCCGGGTCAATGTTGGGGATCTTGCGGTACCGGAACTTGAGGTTCCACGGAGGCTGCTGCAGCCGGATGATCGGCCCGGGTCCCTTCTCCGACACCTGAGCCCCCGCCGCGTCCCCGATGTCGACCCACATATGGGGGGAGACGGTGTCCTTGAACAGGTCCTTGGACAGCTTCAGCACTTCGCGGGCGAAATCCTCCGACTCCAAGTTCTGCATCACGAGTTCGGCGATGGTGTGCCAGTGGATGCGCCCTAGGCGGCAGCGCACGAGCTGGTGCCACGTGCATGCGGGACAGCGGAACCCGAAGTCCCACGCCCTGAAGGTGGTCAGGGGGTGGATGGGCGGAGCGCCAACGTGCTTGGCGAACTCGAACGGCGGCGCGTACACAGGCCGCCCCTCGAAGCTGAACCCGTAGAACCCCTCGATGATGCGCTTCACCTCGGACGCGGGGTAGTTGGCCTCCAAGTCCTTGATGTACTGCTCGGGCAGGAACGGGTTCTGCCGCGAGCTGGAGCGGATGCAGTGGTACAGCGAGCCGTTGCGCCACTTCTGACCTGGCTCCCCGAACACCTTGGCGAACCAGTGCGTCGCCGTCGGCGGGTTCGTCGTCAGGAAACCCTTCAGGTACTGTGCCGCCCGCGGCAGACGCAAACGCCCCATGAGCTTCGTGAAGGTGTCCTCGGGCTCCTCCTGTGCCTCGTCGATGTAGAACCACCCGTACTCCGGCCCGAGGAAGCGGCCGATATCCTTCGTCTCTCTGAAGACGACCTCGGACGACATGGAAGGGATGATGATGCGGTGGTACCAGCCGTCCCGCTGTTCCTTGCCGATCCACTCCACACCTGTGCGGTCCAGCACCTCCATGAAGATGCGTTGTGTCGAGTCATGCAGTTTGCTGTACGAGCGCCTGCACACGATGCCGAGGTTGCCGGGGATGGACAGGGTCAACTGGACGCCGAAGATACAGGCGGCAAGGGTCTTCCCGCTACCGTACCCGCCGACAGCGCCGATGTACTTGGCTTGGCTGTCCAGGAACTCCTGTTGGTGCGGTAGCAGGATGCGGGACCCATCGGCCCCGAGGGGGAAGAGATCGAGGTAACTCAATCAGACGCCCATTCGCGGAACTCCGCGGGCAGCTTGAACGGCTTGGCGGCGATGGCTTTGACCATGCCCCGCGGGATGACCGTCACCTCCTGGTACTCGCCACCGGAGATCAGCTCGGACGCGAGCTTGATGTGCGTCTGCTTGTCTTCGATGCACCAGCCGACGCTGAGACAGGGAACGGGCAGCAGGGGCTTGCCGGCGCCGTCGTCGTCGTTGCGGTCACCGACAGCGTCCAACCAGAGGACCATGACGAGCTTAGGACACTTGGGGCGCTTGGGACGCTTCACCTTTACCCTCCACCGCCGTCGCCTTGGGCCGCAGCGAATCGGGGTTGATCGACATACGGCGCTTGGTGGCGACGCGCTTCGAGAGGTCCATCGCCAGCCGCAGCAGACCCTGCTCGTCCGCTTCGGCGCACGTAACTTCGCGCCCCGACGCCAGCTTGACTGTCCCTTGGTAGAGCCAGCCCTCTAGCAACCGGAGTGATTCAGCGGCCAGCGTCTCTAGATCGGTCTGCGCGGCCACATCACACCAGGAAAACGCGATTCACGCGCGCCGCCATCGCCGGGGTGGCGTGGACGCAGCGCACGGCCCGGACGGTGATGAACACAGAGGTGGCACTCGGCGGCGTCGGCGTGGGCGTCGGCCCCGGCTCAGGCTGAGGTGGCGGGGTAAACTCCCCGCCGAAGAACAGTCCCGCGAGTCCGAACAGTCCATCGGCCATTACGGTAGGCTCCCATGGGCCGGTGGCGTGAGTCCAGCGCCGTGCGTCGGCGGCGGGCTCTGCAGACCCGTGGTGCTATGCCCCCACCGGCTCCAGCAATATTCATTTGAGTAGGCAGAGTCGCCCGCAGCATTGGTCGCACGAATACGAACTTGGACGAGCGCAGTCGACGGAGTTGCCAGAAGCTGAGACGTCACGTTCGCCGTTGGAGTCGCAACCTGAGCATAGGACCCACTGCCACAGGCCGCCCGAGACTCCAATTTGAACCCAGTTTCATCCGTAGACAGATCTGACCACACCGCTGTCGGGTTCAACGTGTTATTCACGCGAAGGTTACTCGGCGCATTGGGGATCGTTGGCCCGCCAGCCCCCGCAGTGGCACAGACCGTCGCTGTGAACGTTGAATCGGAGGCGCCCGTTTTCTGGGCTTTCACAGCTCCGCAGACCGTCGGCTTCGGGGAGGCAGTATCGGTGAAGTCCACAATCCCGGGCCCCACGGTCGTGAACGGCGTGTTGCCGGTCGGGTCGCAGGTCGTCGCCGGGTACACCGGCTCGCACTTCACGAGCGCGAACGCTGTCTCGTCCGTGCTCAGATCGGTCCAATGCCACACGACCGACTGCAGTGGCAGCGTGGTGGCGAGGAACGACCCCGAGTACCCGCTGAAGCCTGTCCCATCGGTGGCGCGCACGCGGTAGCAGCGTGTGTCGTTCGGCGCCATGCCTGTGACGAGCGCGGAGGTGCTCGATGTCGTCGCCACGACGGAGAACCCGGTGCATCCCACGGCCGGTGACCGCTCCAGCGAGTACGTGATGGGCTCCGCATCCGACGACGCGGTCCACGTGCACGACGTGACACTGGACGTGACACCCGTACAGGTGAAGAACGTCGGGTCCGTGGGCGGCGTGTTGATAAGCGTCACCTGATAGATGTGTGACGCGCGGTTCGGGCCCTTCAGCAGCGAGCTGGCGCCACCGAAGTTGTCCGTCCACGTCGAGCCAGACGGCGTGATGGTGCGCGCTTCATCGACCACGGTGACGCTGCCAACGGCCTGATCGAACGTGAACACGACGCTGCTCCGCGGCGACGGGTGATAGTTGTACGCGAAGACGAGGAAGCTGAGGGGGTTCGTGGGCGACTGGAACACACGCATGCGGACGTCGCCGTTCTGGTCCAACATCGGGCTCCACTGTGTGACACCCGCGTTGAGAGCGTTCAGCTCCGCGATATACAACCCGCGCCCTCCCGTCCCGAAGCTCGTTTGCCGCGATCCGTTGGCGACAGTCGGCAGGATGTTCTTGCGCCAGTTCAGCGCCGTCCCCGACTGGGTGCTGTTCGTCAGCCGCCCCGTGATGGGCGTCGATAGGATCTGCGTCTCGTTCTGCTGCAGGAACGTCGTGATGTTGATGAGCGCCGTGTTGGCGTTCGTCTTCGTCGGCTCTGTCTGGTCGCGCAGGCCCAAGTTGGTGCCGATTTGCCACCACGCCAGACCCCTGATGCCCTCGGCGACGGCCATGGTGGTGTGCTGCCACATCTCCTCGGGCGACGGGAACCGCCCCTGCTGGAACGGGCCGAACAGTTGCAACGTCAGGACGGGGACCTTCTGGTACAGCGTCGCCGCGTGGACGTTGAACGCCGCACGATCCGCGACGAGGAAGTGCGGGAACCCACCCTGCTCGAACACGCCCGTGCCGGGCGTCGTTTCGTTGTGGAAATTTACATAAATATCGTCGCCGATCCAGTCGTTTCCACCGGGCGGAAGCTGCCGCATCCACCAGTACGGGTTCGCCACAGAGATGAGGTGCTCGGTGAACCCGACGCTGCCGTTGACGGACTCGACACCGGACCCAGGCGACGTTTCGGGTGACAGCGGTCCCTCGGGAAACAGCGCGTAGAAGCGCGGCAGATGCGGCATCTCCGCTTCAGCGATGGCGCGCCAGTACAGGATGTTCTCCAGCAGTCCGAACCCGCTAGCCTGCGCCTGAGGCTCGTCAGTGATGTAGAACCCACCCGCGCCCTCCGCGAGAGTGTCGAAGTGCGTGCGGAACGGAACGCCACTGACGAGCGGGTTCTCCGTGACCGCAAACGTTGACCCAGGCGCAGGGGCATCGGCCCCGAGGTTGACATCAGCGATGTTGTCGACGGCAGACGTGGCGGTGTTGTTCGTCAGCTCCAAGACGAGCTTATACGCACCCGTGTCCCCAGCGACAGTGCGATAGATCTTGCGACCAAACGTCCCGGGGATACCAAGCGGGATATTCGTCAGGTTGATCTGCTTCGCGGTCGACGAGACCGTGACCTGAGTTGACGCAGGCCCCACTTGTGTCTCGAAGTGGTTCCCCAACCCGTTGACTGCCGGAATGGTGAACGACACCTTGTACGAGTGCGCACCCACGTCGACGTTACCCGCGGCTCCATTGGCCGGCGTTGGCGCCGTTGTGGGGATGACGAGCGCCGGGAATGTGGTAACGGAGTTGCCCGTCGCGAAGCCATACATGTTTAGCGGCGGGAGCGGAGTCAGTTGCGGCAGCACCTTCGACAAGGGGCCGAACTGGTAGTTCAAGTAGTGCGTGAACTTGTACTGACCGAGGTTCAGGTTGGCAACAGAGATGTCCGCGAAGTTCGACGACTCGCCGCTGTCATACGCGATGCGGGGGAAGAACGGCGTACCGTTGATCGTCGGCCGCGGTGGCGACGCTGAGTCGGTGCTGAACGTCGTCGCGGCGCCCTTGAGCGCGATCCGCAGCACGTCCCACGTGGCCGAACCCGTCACCCACGCGACGCTGTACGACGTGGGAGTCGTCGCCACGCGGTAAATGGCGTTATGGGCCTGCGTCGAAGTGTTCTGCTCTTGCTCACCAAACTGCGTGTAGTTCGTACCGGGAGCGAGGCTCATACCGCTCGATCCGTTGTGCGTCATCACACCGAGCAACAGATCATTGGACGCTGTTGGGGTAACAGAACCCGCGGGTGCCGTTCCGGTGCCCGTGGCGCATCCCGCGTCGACATCAATGGCGGGCAACGCCCCTGTGAAGACGGTCTGACTCCACGAGAAGTCCGACGAGGCCCCCGCGGGATTGACCGTGATCGTTTCGGCGCCTGCGGAGGTGGCGCGGGACCACGCGATGAACAGACGCACGCTGGCATCAGCGCTGACACAGCTATGCACGGTGAACGTACCGCGCGATCCCGTCACGGCGACGGACGCAGGTGCTCCGGTAGCACCCCATGCCGCCCCCGCGACAATCATGATGTCACCGATGGCGATGGTCTGCGGGTACGCGAGGGTGCGAGAATCCGCGCTCCCCAAGGTGGTGTTCGACGCGTTCTGTGTCGCCTTGGGGGTATACGCGGCCCACGCCGTCCCCGACGACGCGAGGACGACAAGGGCGCTGAGGAACGCGAGTAGGTTACGCACGGGTCACCGCTTTCTTTCGACGAAGTCGCAGCAACACGAACAAGACGAGTGTCAGCGCGCCGCTCACACCCATGTCGGCAGGGGTCAACGTGAGACAACACGGTGCCGTAGGCCCTGGGACCCCCGTGCCCGAGAAACCAATCGGGCCAACTCTGCTAACTTTGATCTGGTCGTACCACTCCTGGCCGACCGATCCGCACGAGGGCTCGAATCCGCCACACTGGTTACCGGGTGTTACTGGGTCGCTATCTCCGCTGTTGGACCAGTTCTCAAACCAGAGCGTGCCCATGCCACCGTTGCCCGAGGTCTTGCCGAAGTCGACGGAGGTGTGACGCATGATGAGGATGGGGGCACCCCCGCATGTGGTCCCGTTCACCCCGCAGTCATTTAGCCACATCTCCACGAGGCCGTTGGTGGAGCCGGGCGTGTTCAGCCTGATATGCAGTTCGTAGAAGTTCCAGTGCCCACGAACCGGCCCATCAATCGACGCGCCCTGGTTGGGGTAGCACACTTCGGGGTTGCCGCTGCCCGGCGAGCAGATTTTGCTGCCCACCGGGTTCTGGGTGCCAATGGCGAAGGCGATGCCAGCAGAAGTGCTCGCTGGGTCGCCTGCGCCGATGTTGTAACCGAAGCCCCACCAGAAGATGCCGCCGCAGCCGCCGCCGGGGCCGCACGCGCGATTCCCGTCGAGCACCTTTTGGCCAGCCCAGCGCATCGTGGCGCTCGGTTTGTAGTACCAGCGCACGTAAAGCTCCTGGACCTCGACGCCGCCCGCGAAGCCGTGGTCGGCCATGTTCCTGCCGCCGACGCCGCCACTCAGGACACCTGACGTGGCCGCGCACGAGCCGAACGGCGTGATCCCGGGCGAGCAATCCACCGCGCCCGCCGGGGTGATCGGATCGGCGTAAATCGTGCCGGCCCAGCCCTTCGATTGCGTCAGGACACCCCCGCTCGCGTTCGCGACGTCGGCATTCACCCCATACCAGTTGCCGGGCGTCGTCCCGTTGGCCTTGTGCTCGAAGTCGTCGCAGAACAGTACGTTGGAATCGGACCCGCTGCAGCCCAGTTCGGCGGAGTTGAAGTACCCATCACCCCATGCCATCGTTGCCACAGCACACACGAATACGAGCGTAAACAGCAGCCACTGTAGACCTTTCACTTCCCCACCCCCATCAGCATGAGATTCCGCGTTGTCGCCCCGCCCGCACCGGGTTCTTTGAACGCCATCATGAAGGTCAGCACGTCGCCCGTGGTGCCTTCTTCGGTGAACGTGGCCGCGATACTCGCCGCCGCGCCCTGGACGAGATGCTCGGCCGCGACGGTCTCGCCCGCGGGCGATCCGATGGCGGCGTCGCGCGTGAAGCCCGTGCCGGCGGCGTGGTCGATTGTGCCGCCGACTGACCACCCCGAGATGAGACAGTTCGACGTGCTCGGCGTTGCTGCAGTACTCGTGATGGCATTCGTACCTGATCCGGGGGTCGCCTGCGCATTGGCCGCGTGCGCCGCCAGCGGGGACGACGTGTCGGCGCCGCTCACTTCACGAAAGCCCAGCGTCCGAAGCGTGACGGCCCCGCTGAAGGTGATCGTGAACTGGGGATCGGAACCGCCCGAGATGTTGGCCTTGTAGAACGACACGGCCCGGTCAGAGTTGACTTGAACATCGTCAACGATAGTGTAGGTGTTGCCCTTGTTGTCCACGATGCTGGACACACTCTGAGTCTCGCCGCGCCACCGCACCACGCCTTCGACCAGCCGACCCCCTGTGAACGTAGTGCCCGTGGAGGTGTAGACCATCGTGGACGAGCTGCCGACCTGGATGTCCCAGTCCGCGACACCGGAGAGCGCGACGGCAGCCCATGTCGGAGAGGGCAGGAACCATACAGCGGCAACGAGCGCAACAACGAGACGCCACATTACTTGTACTCCAGCGTGATGTACACTCCCGTCGCCGCGTTGGTGTTGTCCGTCGAGCTGCCACCACCCGTCAGGCAGAACCCGATGCCGGTGCCGAACGCCGCGCCCACTTGACGCATCTCTACGGCACCGCCCGTCGCCAACACGGGGATAGTACGGATGAACCCCGTCGCCGAGGAGCAGGTCGGCGCCGACGAGCTGTTATACAAGCGCAGGTAATAGGTCGTCGCCGTCGTATTGACCGCCGAGATGCCATAGATCTGGCCCGCGGAGCCTTTGCACGACGTAGAGTTCGTCGACGCCGCCGAGGTGATGTAGCACGTCGATGCACCACCCGACGTACTACCGTTGTCGTTCACCGACACGGTGGCTTGGTCCGTCGCAATGGTGACGCGCTGCGAGCCCGTACCGGTGTTACCGGCGCCCATGAGCGGGGTGACACCATTGATCTGGGCCACGTTGACCGCCGAGTTGGCATCGGGGGTGACGAGCAGCTTGTTCGTGAGCTGTGGCTGATCGGTCGCTAGCACCACGCGGAGGGTGCCACCCGACTTGGTGCCAGAGTTCACGTCGATGGCGCCTCCTGCGAGCTGCGTCATGTTCGTCGCGAACGTGCCCGACCCATACGCTACCTTTGCCTCACCACTTGAGGTCACGGAATGGGTACGGAGGTTCGTCCCATCGGTGCCCATCATGACGGCAAGGTTGCTCCCAGCCACTGCGCGCAGCGTCGCGTCAGCCGCACCCGAGGTGAACGAGGACACGCGGACCCGGACGTGGGTCGCGGAGCCGGCGAACGTGATCGTCGCGTTGAAGTTGGGGCTGGGGTTCGTGAACGCTTGCGAGGTGCTGACCACCCCCGTGACGTTGTTCACGAAGACTGCGGCGTTGTAAATCGTGCCGCCGTCGGTCGAATACTCAGGGGTCAACGTCGCTGCAAGCGTACCTGATACAAGAGAGAACTCTGCGCCTTGCTGCCCAGAGAGCGCGACCACGGCGGTGCTCCCCGCGCCACCGCCCGAGTTCAGCGTAGTCGTCGAGCCCACAGTATCGCCCGACGACGCGCAGCCCGTGCGGCAGTTGATCCACAGCGAGCCCGTCCCATCCACCTGGAGGGCGGTGCGGTCACCATCTGCAGCGAGCGCGGCAGCGGTGTTCTTCTGGACGACGCCCGCCATGGTGAGCTTGTCACCCGAGCTATGGACGGTGTCCTCGTCGTACTGTGTGCCACCACCGACGGACAGTTCGCTGCCGTCCTGCGCGCGGAGGTTGACGTGGATGGCGCGGTTCGGCGTGGCGCGGGCGACACCGAACTGGTTCTCCGTGATGGTGCTGGGGGAAGCGTCGTCGAACTGGCCCACGATGGCGCCGACGGGGATGCCGGTGGCGGTGGCATCGAAGCCGTTGGACGCCTGACGCGCGCGGGTCCACTGCGTGCCGTCCCACACCATCTTCGCCGCACCCACCATGGCTGTGGTCGGGTTACCCGTTGTATCGGACAGGGCGGCAGCGGCGTTCAGCTCCGTGTCAGCCGCGAAGGCGTCCACCCCAGTGGCCACAATCAGGGCGCCGCGGGCGGTCGCCTGATTCTCGACGATCTGACCGTTGGAAACCGTGGGCTGGGTCGTGCGGAACACGGCACCCGTCTGGACGGGGTTACCCGACGCGGCAGCACCCGAGGCGCTCGGGCCCACGGCTGTAGCCGTACCACTGGAGATGGTGACGGGCTGCGACGTGGTCCCCGTGGGATCGACACGAATGGGATTGGCTGCGGTGCCGCCTTCGACGGAGCCGCCGCTGTTGCTGAGGCGGATACTGGCGCCGAGGACGTACTGCGTGCCTCCCCCGGAGTCCACGTCGAACACACCCGCGTTCTGGATGTTCGTGCCGTCCGAGCCGCCGATCAGGGCTGCGTGGTTCGGCAGGGACTGTCCAGCGGGGCGGTCGTAGCTGTGCATCGCCCGGTGCGGCACCGTATTGGCACGCAGGGCCACCGCGGCGGTACCCGAGGTGTAGGAGTTGGCCGTCACGCGAGCCTGCTGCATGCCACCCGGCAGATCGCACGCGAACTGACCGTTGCCCACCACGTCCGTCTGCAGCGATTCAGTCCCGGGGTTGTATGAGTCCACGTCTACCCACGTAGACCCATCGGAGGTCACTTGGCAGCGCAGTGTGGCCACCCACGTGCCGGTGACAGCGTAGGAGACGCCCTGGAGGCCCTGGAGCGAGATAGCCACGCTCTGGCCAGCTCCAGCGACGTTCCCCGAGGCCGTACGGTCAGCGAGACCCGTTGTATTGACGGTGCGGAGGTCACCGGCGGTCGTCAGTGACAGCGGCGAGGTCTGCGCGGTCGTGTACGATGGCGCCGACGTGGTCACAGCGGCCTGAGTGAGGGGCCCCGACTGACCCGACGTCGTCGAACCCTGCGCCTTCTCCGTGACAACGCTATTCAGGGTGCCGAGGTTGGCCGTCACGGTACCGGACACGCTGACGCCACCCGGGATCGACACGGGCTGCGTGGTCGTACCCGTAGGGTCGACGCGAAGAGGGGTACCGGACGTGCCCGTCTCCACACCGGCCGAGTTCCGCGGGTTGAAGTGCATGGCCCGCTTGGCCGTCATGCGAATGACCGCTGCCTGATCTTCGGTCGGATCAGCAGAGATGGTGTCGTTGAACACGCCCATCGCCGGGGTGCCGGAGCCCGATCCTTCGACGAAGGCAGCCTTGTCCTGTAGCGCCGTGCCACCCGTACCACCCGGACAGGTGGGGCAGGCGACGATCAAGCGGCGCGAGCTGTCCATGACAGGGACACCGATGTTACCGTCCACCACCGAGGGCGGCGTGGTGTCGTACAGCGCGCCCAGCGGCGTCACGGCGGATGAGCCACCCGTAAAGGTGGTGTTGTCCTGCATCGAGGTACCGCCTGCGCCTGCGCCACCGCGGATGAACACGTCCAGACCGTTCGTGTTCGCGTCGATGGACGACACCGTCGCGTTGGCGGCCGAAGTGCCACCCTTCGCGGCGCCACGGACGATGGCCTGCTGCGTGCCGTCGGTCAGCGCCGTGGCGGACACGGCCTGCGTCCCCGAGGGGATGTTGCGCACGATGAGGCCCTGTTCGCTGCCGGACGGGTTGGTCGACAGGGAGTTGATGACGTTGCCGGCGCCGTCCTGCAGTCGCACGCTCCACGTGCCCGACTGCGTCGCGGCGACGGTCCACGAGCCGGACTGCGCCGACTGCACAGTCCATGTGCCACCCTGGTTCGCCGTCACGGTGCCTGTGGCGACGACCGTGATGCGCCCACTGGAGTCGACCTGGAGGATGTCGACGCCGTCCCCAATAGACACGGTGTCCGTGGTATGCGACAAGGCACGGTCGTGCGTCTTCACCCCGGTGGAGGTGACGGCGGCGCACAGGTTCGTGTCCGGGTCGCAGATAACGACGCCCTGACGGTGGACGGTACCGGCACCGGTGGACACGTCATGCGTGTCGAGCTTCTTGCCGGCGTCGGGCGTGGTGATACTGTTGTCGGCCGCGTACCCGCCTCCCGCAGTGAGCAGCAGGACGGCGACGACGGCAGCGAGTACGCGGCGCATTACTGGACCCCCAGGCCCGCGGGCTGCGCGGGCGGCGCACAGCTCTGGCAGTGCCAGATGCCCTCCGAGTAGCGGATGGCTTTCCCCACGGTGTTGACGGCGGCGGCGCGGAAGTGCATCACGCCCGACGCGGGACCGGTGACGGAGGTGGAACAAACAACGGGCGTGCCGGCGCAGGCGGTCGTCGGGACACTCTTGTTGAGCGTCCAGCCGGTCAGCCCATCCGCGGACTGCTCGATGTCGTACGAGGTGGCGCCAGCCGACGGGTCCCACTTCATCGTGAACGTGCCAGCGTCGGCGAGGGTGAACCACGCCGCGAGCACCATGAGCGCAACGAGAGCACTGGTCAAAGTCTTCATGTGGTCATGGTAGCCAGCGTGGCACGGATGCTGCAACCGCCACGGCGCGGGGACTGTATATAGAGGATGGACATGATGGACTGGCTCGACATCGGCATCGGCGTCCTGATCGTGGCCAACGTGGCGGTGATGCTGTACTTGATGTTCGGCCGGGACCCGTTCGACGACGCCTGACCCGCGGGTGTGCGGTATATACACTTGAGGGTGGGCGCGGGGGGACCCGTTCAACGTCGGCGTGGTTCTACGGCGGCGCGGGACCCGGCTTGGGGCCCCTCCAGATCTGAGACGAGTTGCACGCGGGCGGACCCGCACTTTCTGGGCCACCCCACCCTCCCCCAAGGGGGCCCCGGTCGTCGCCGCACCGCGTCATTGGCACGCGTCTTGCACCCCTGCACAGCTCGTGCCGCGGCGCTGGCACGGTTGTAGCAATTGCATCTGTTGTACCAGCAGGAATGGCACGCGGGTTGCAGGGACACCACTCCACCTGTCTATACAACCTGACAACCTGCTAACGCTGTAACCTGGCACGACATCTGCATCAGACACAGCATACCTGCCAAATTGGCACGCGGCAGAATGCCCGCCCGCCCGAGCGACCGCGTCGCGTAAGTGCCCGATCTTTCGAGGTGTCGGAAAGCGTACAGACACAATGCCCTAGTTAGACCCCGGATACCGTGGCGAACGTACCACGCGCCTCGCGTAAGTATGCGGAATTGCGTTGCCTGGACTGTGGCACGCAGCGTGCTATGTAGGTCTGGCATGAACACACTGAACGAGACCGAGGGAGATCGGGAGCAGCGGTGCTCATGCGCGCTGATCCCTGGCGTGCATACGATGGGCGACCACGTCAAGCCTGCCGAGCGGTGTGCACGGTGCAACGCGGTGCTCCGCCCCTGGAAGGACTACGTGGCCTTCGGCCGCGTGTTCCGTAAGCCGGCCAAGCGCCTCTGCCCTGAGTGCCTGCGCGACGTGAGGACGGTACGGGCGAAGTGAACCCCACGAGCACGGAGGACACGACGATGCGCTACCCGAGAGTGACGGTCGAGCGGTGCTGGACGGTGTACCACTCGCAGGCATGGCGTGCACTGGTGGATCGCGGCTGGGTCACGGTGCTGCGGACACTGGACGGGAACACGCGGATGGTCATGGTCGAACGGGATCGGGTGGCGAAGTGAACCCCACGAGCATGGAGGGACGCATGACGCATAGCCCTGTGGTGGCCAAGGTGCCACCCACGCGGTCAATGCAGAACTACTACATGGTGGCGTGCACGTGCGGCTGGAAAGGCGCGGGATACGTCAAGGGACGCGAGGGAGCAAACGCGGGCTATCGCCTGCACGTGGAGCAAACGAAGTGACGAGCATGGAGGGACGGACGATGACCACGCTAGAAGTCAAGCGCGCGATCCGCCAACACTACGCATGGCCGGGCGGATACGAGATGTACGGCGTCACGTCTGACGGTGGCGTGCTCTGTAACGCCTGCATGCGCTCCGAGTGGTCGCAAATCGCCTACGCCATGCACCACAACTTGAGAGACGGTTGGAAGGTGGAAGGTATCGGCGTGACGTGCAATGACTCTGAGATGGTGGACTGCGACCATTGCGGGCGAACGATCTTTGACCCAGAAGCCTAGGCGAGTGACGCGCCCCCACCAGGCGCGCGGTAAACCGGAAGCCCGGTCACAACCCCGGGCGGGAGGATAGACATGCGAGTTAGACACGGTTGCGGCAAGCTCCACGATGTTTCGCTCTGCGACGACGGAACGATGGATACGGTCATCGACGTGGACGGGCACGAAGTCCGGTTTGACGGCGAGTTTGCGGCAGGCTTTCGCGGCCGTGATGGCGCGATGACTCGGCGCGGCTTGCGTGAGCTTGCGATTGACGCATGCAACAGCGGTCTGACA